GTCCACGCTTCCAAGTCCGACGCCCGTCAGCCTGATAAGCGGGGCGGTTATGCCCGTCAATTGGACGTCGCTACCCGTTTGAACGTTAGCAACCGAATCGACAAATAAGTCTTCGTTGATTTCTATATTTTTGACGACGGTCGCGCCTTGAACCTCAACGTCGTTAGAAAAAGTTTTATTCCCGCCGAATGTCGAAGCGTTTGATTCAATGTCAGTGATTCGGGTTTCGTGGTCGCTTACGTCCGTTTGAAGATCAGTGACGTCAGTTTGAAGAAGTCCGACGTCCGTTTCAAGATCGTCGATCCTACTCTCATGGTCAATCAAAGTTAAATCGTGACCGTCAAGCGTGGTGCCGTCCGTGGCGACGTTGCGCCCGTCAACTAGACCGTCCTTGATCAATACCCCGTCAACGGTCACCCCTATATTGGAAGTCGATTCGTCTATCGTGTCAACTTTAATACCACTAAGAAAATCTTTTAGACCACTAATTGATTGCGCTACTCCACTGACTAGGACTTCATAGAGATTCGTAAGAAGCCCGATTTTAAATTTCGAAGCAAGTGCCGAATCAAATCTTATTCCCGCATTGCCCGAAGGACGTTCAACGTCAACGCCCGCGCCTTCGGCTGACATATCAGTCCCATTTTTATTCACTAGAATATTTTGATCTTCGACTTCTAAATTTGTGGAGTTCACCGACGTCAAAGTCCCTTGGACTTCAAAGTTGCCTTGAACCACAACGTCACCCGAAAAAGTTTTATTCCCGCCGATAGTCATATCGTTTGACTCAAGATCAGTGATTCTTGTTTCATGATCGGCGACGTCAGATTGAAGAACCCCGACGTCGGTTTCAAGATCGTCGATCCTACTCTCATGATCCGCGACGTCTAGTTCAAGATCAGCGATTGCAAGTTCAGCGGCGTCTAAATCGTCTTGAGTAAGTTTTAATTGGGCATCAAGCTTGCCGACGGCGACCTTCCGATCGTCGCCGTTTGTGATAAAGTTTTGATTAGCGTAGTCGTTTATTGTGGTGTCACTTTCACCCGTAGCCCCCACGCCCTCAAAAGCTTTGTTGATTGCTTTTTGTGCGTTCGTTATGATTGCACCGCTATCGCCTAGATCGGCGTTCTCAAGTGCGACCTTAGCGGTCGTTTGTGTAGTCGCCGCCGTCCTAGACATAAAGGCATTATTGAAAGTAGTTTGATTCGCTATTTGTCCGTTGACCACTGACATATTATTCCCCTATTCGATATTTATAACTTTAAAAGTAAGCATCCCCGTTTCAAAATATTCGGGAAGATTGCGGTCCACATATTCCATAAGTTCGTAAGAAGTCCCATCTAGCCCCATGCCCGCCGCATCTAAGTAAACCTTGTCAAAAGTTTCGGGATCATTTTCATCTTCCATGAATTCGATCGGGTGCTTCTCAATAATATAGTCCATGAAATCTTGTGCTTCCTCAACCGCGCTAGGGTTGTTTCTTAAAATCCCGTCGGTCGGTTGATTCGTGATGAACTTAATATTGCACTTTATAAAACGGCTAACGCCGAAAGATTGCACCGAAATATTGTCGCCGTTGGCTGACTTACTCACGACCGCATTGACTAGTTTCTTATTGCGGTCTTTACCCTTGTAGTCTTGAAGCGGGAATTGTGGGCGGTATTCGCTACCCGACGGCAATGAACCCACAAATGAAGTCAGGTCGATATAGTCAGCGGCGTCGAATCCTAAAAGTGCGTAAGGGCTATTTAAAGCGTTTACGCCCGTCGAAAATAATAAGGACGCTGTACCGCTTGACGTAAGCGTTATGATCCTAGTAGCGCGGTCAATTGAATAGTCCCAATCAAGCGCACTCGCGGCGTTTAAAGCGTCTACAATAACGTCAAGAAATTTAGTCAGGGTGTAAGAACCGACGGGCACTTGCGCCGTCAATTCAGGTCCCGCACCTTCTTTGAAATTTATATAGTTATTATTTTCGTCTATCGTATGACCATAGTAGAAAATTGAATGAACTTTTAAAGCCATTTCTTAAGCCCCCCTAACGACAAGACCTTGATCCGCGAATTGTTCTTCTAATATTTCAGCGATTTCAAGTCCCGTTTGACGTCGGTCTAGGACGTTGCCTTGAATAGTTAAATTGATCGCGGTCCTTGGTATTTGTGCTTCAGTGTCTTCAGGATCAAACGACTCGGCAATCGGACTAGAATCATCGAAGCCGCCCGCGCCGCCCGCTGATCCCCCGCCGCCCACAACGCCGTTAGGTCCCGCACCGCCAACGGCTGACAAGAATCCCCCGAACGTAGCTAGTGCCGCACCCGCCGCAATCAAAGCGGGACCGTTAGCAAGCCCCGCCCATGAATACGCAATACCTTGAAGAATAAAAGTCGTCCCCATTTGAATAGCGGCGTGACCTAAAGAATTTAAAAGTGCTTTACCGAAAGCTTGAAGGGCGTTTTCACCGTTAGCGATTGCGGCACCGAAAGCCGCGAACGCATTGCCCGCCGCTGATCCGATGCTAGTTAGCATCGTCTTCCCAAGCATCTTAAAATTCTTAGACGCATTGACTGACATTTCTTGCGCGGCTTCGTCCATTCCTTCGACCATAGTCGTAAATGATTCGCCTACGCTTAGGGCTTGCGTTTCGGTTTCAATAAATAATTGTTGTCTTTGCGCTTGATAGTTTTGATTTAGCATTAGAAGGCGGTTTAAATGCGCCGACTCTAAAGCTTCCCTTGCTTGTTGACGAAGGGCTTCGTTTACAATCCCGTTTTGTTCAAAGAACGTATTTAAGTTGCTTCTTTGAAGTTCATATTGTTCAGCCGCTTGAAGCTTTTGTTGATAAAATAAAGCATCAAGATTCGACGAATTTTTCTTGCGGTTAAATTCTTCTTGGGCAAGTTGAACTTCACTTGCTAGAAGTTGCCCGTTTAGTTCTTTGACTTTCATCACTAAAGCTTGCTTGCGTGCTAAGAATTCAGCGTCAGCCCTTGAATCACCGCCGCCCGCGCCCGCACCTTCAGGGGTTGCACCGCCCACCGCGCCCGCCTTGACTTGTGCTTTTGTGGCTTCTTCTAATTGCTTTTGATATTCGGCTAAAGCTTTCTTCTTTGCCGCAATACCTTCGACGAAACGTGATCCAAGGACACGCATTTCGGTCTTATTAAATGAAGCAAGCTTTTCTTCACCCGCTTTGATTGAATCGGATAAGGCGGCAATTTGAGCTTTAAGCTTATCAACCCCGTCAGCCATTCGGTCGGCGTTTGATTGTGCAAGCACTCTATTCCAATCTTTTAAATCTTGTGTGACTGTTTGAATGATCGAAGAAATTGCTTTGCCGAAAGTATTAGAAGCTAAGATCGAAAGTTGATCGGTTAGTTCTTTAGCTTGCACCCCGAAGCGTGTGAACGCATCCGTGACCTTGCCTTCTTCCGTTACCACATTCTTAAATCTTGTAGCCGATTGTTCAAGGACCGAATTTAGAATCGCCGTTTGTTTTTGTTGTTCAGTTAAAAGCGGGACGACCGTGCCGATAGAAGCGGCATAGTCCTTATAAACTTTATCAGCGTCAACTAGAAGACCTATTTGTCTTAGTTGTCTTGTTTGACCGCTGAAAATTGCTTGCGTGATCTTCTCGGCGTTCGACACAATGTCGCCGCCAAAAACCGCGTAAGCCTTTCTTGCGGCTTCTAAAATTTGTGGCAATGATTTAGCGTTATTGCCTAGTTGAATAAATGATTCTGAAGCGAATTCTAAAAGTCGCCCATCTTCCACAAGTCCGCTAGTCGCTTGCCTCAATTCGTTTTGAAGAACGTCGGCGGCAAGTCCCGCTTCCGTAGCTAGGACCTTGAACTTGTTTTCTAGTTTGATTTCTTTTTCACCCGCAATGATAAAATCAACCGTAGCTTTTATAGCGGTGCCCGCTACCATTGCCGCCCTTTCGAGTAGGTAGAAACCGCCCGCAAGATCGGCAAGCCCTCTAATCGCTAAAGGACTAGAAGGGACTTCGACGGGCACTTGGATCGGATCGGCTTGAAGAAGCCCTTTAGAAAAAGCTTCTTCAAATACTGAAGCCGATTCCTTAGCGGACTTTTTAAAATTAGCCGAAAATTCTTTCGAGTATTTGTCAAAGTTATCGCGTAACGCTTTAGAAGTTGCGTCGTCAATTTTCTTAAATTCTGACACGAAAGCCGCCGCCGATTCCTTAGCGGATTTTGTGGCGACCTTATTTGATTCCTTTACGAGTCGTTCGATCGACTCTTTTAAATCTTGTTCTTGCTTTTGAAAGGCTTCACCGAATACCGCCGCCGATTCCTTAGCGGATTTAGCGGCACGTTCATCGACGACTTTGAATGAAGATTCGACCGATCCTTCGTTGAGTTCTATATCAAATTGGATTTTATTGTCGTCAGCCATTCTTCGCGCCCCCTAACTTTTGAACTAGGAATGAAACGCTTTTCGCGTCTTTCTTATAAATGTCCCTAGGGTAGGCGGCTTGATAAAGTTTTTTATCACGTTCAACCCGCGCTTGCTTTTTTAAGTGCGGGTATTGAATAGCACGCACAAAAGCGATATGTTCTTGCGCTTCAAGAATGTCGATTGCCTTCCACAATTTATTGAATTCTGAAGCACTCATTTCATTCACTTCCCTAAACGATAAGCCTTGATAGAAGCGAAGAACTTTAGCGACCTGAACGTCTTCAATACTTAGTTTTTTTTTGCGCCTACGGTATAGCCAAAAAGATCAAGTAAACCTTTAAGACTCATTTTTTCTAGCACTTCCCTAGGAAGTCCAAGCGACACAAAAAATTCAATATACAAGTCAACGGCGTCAGTATTGTCGTCGGCGTTTTTAAATTTATTCGACATTTCTTTTTGTTCATAGGCTGAACATTGACGAAATTTATAAACGACGCCTTTGACGGTTAGTTCTAGTTCTTCATCTTCGTAAACAAAACCCATTCGGTTTCCCCTTTAAAGTGCCCTTACCATTTCAGTAAGGGCGTTTATACCACAATTAAATTAAGCTAAAGATTGCGAACCGTCACCAATTGAAAAGTAGTTTACACGACTATCAATCGACTCGGCGGGATAAACTTTAAAAGTGATCGGTAAAGTGAACACGTTTTCACCGCTAAAAGTTAAACCCGTTAGGTTAGGAATAGCTTTGTGAAAAGTGTAGTCTTCCGAACGATCCCCGTCTAAAAGCCTTACGGGGTGAAGGCGCAACTTAGTTGCATATTTGAACATATTTTCGAAGTTCTTGAATGTCCCCATCCCGAAAACTTCAGTCCCGCCGTCAGGGATAAACGAACCGCCTGACTTCACGAACATTTTTTTAAGCTTTTCTTTTGTGGTTTCTTGAAGGTTCAAAGTCACTTCGACCGAAGAAACCCCATTCTTTAATTGCGCTACGGGCGTCGCACCTTCGGCGTGACAAGTAACGTCGATAAAGCTTTCTTCAAAAGCAACTTCAATATCACCTTCGATGCAACCTAGTTCGTCTTCGGTGTCACCTTGAACTAAAATTTCAAAGCCGAAATTAGTTTTTAGTGAATTGTTTTTTGCGTCGTGGGCTGACGGTGCGAACCCAACTTCGTCGTGATCA